CAAAACAAATATTTGGTCAAGTTGAACACAAGATGGAAGTTACCGCAGAGTGTATCAGAGCAAGGGACGGATTATTTAATGCCTCGTGAAATTCAAGAGCCCCAAATCATGCCTTCAACGATTGAAACAATCGACACAGGCATTTACAATTACCTAAATGAACAATTCAATATTTCCACAGAGACCAACGACGGATGGAAAAAAGTTCCTGTTCTCTGGTTGTCTTCAGAAAGAGCATTTCAGGTCAAGAACGATAAGAATTTGAGGGATTCCGCAGGTCGTTTGGTCTTGCCCTTGATAACCATCGAACGAACATCTATGACCAAAGATCCTGCCTTTAAAGGCGCAGTTCAAGCTAATATAATGCCAGAAATTTTTGGACCACGAGGGTACAGAGGAGGCGGCTTGCCAATTGCTAGAAGAATCAAACAAGATAAAACTAGAGAAAGAGCAGACGCAGACCAAAAAAGAACTCATGGTCCAATTGATGCGCCGTCAGTTGGGCGAGCGTTTACCAAGTCCAATAGAAAAATAGTATACGAAGAAATCCTCATGCCTGTGCCGACATATGTTGCGGTAACTTATTCGATCAACCTGAGAGCGGAATACCAACAACAAATGAACACAATGATGACGCCTTTTATTACAAGAACAGGGCAAATTAATTCATTTGTTTTTACAGAAAACAACCATCGCTTTGAAGCCTTTATTCAACAAGACCTTTCCCAAAACAACAACCTTTCCAATATGGGAGAGGACGAAAGAACTTTTATGACCAAGATAGATATTAAAGTTTTAGGCTACTTAATTGGTGATGGTAAAAACAACTCTCAGCCTGTTTCTGTCAAAAAAGAAACAATTGTGGAGATCAAGCCTATAAGAGAAAGGGTGATTCTCGGCGACAAAAAGCCGTGGGTATCAGATAATGACGACTATCGACAGTAAAAAATAGGAAATTCACCTATTACAGTACTATTTATTACGAGATTTAAGATATTTAAGGAGAAATACTTTAATGCCTAGCAAATTTGATTTTTTATCCCCCGGAGTTGTACTTCGCGAAGTGGATTTATCGGTACTTCCTGCCGACGTTGAGGAAGAAGGTCCGGTTATTATCGGAAGAACCCGAAAGGGACCTGCCATGAAGCCTATTAAGGTAAGAAACCTTGAAGACTTTATTACAATTTTTGGAACACCAGTGCCCGGTGGATCCACTTTAGAAGGAGATGTTTGGCGAAACGGTAACACCGCCGGCCCAACTTATGCTTCCTATGCTGCCCAAGCATGGCTAGCCTCACAACAGTCACCTGTTACCATGGTTCGTCTTCTCGGAGACCAGCATGACAACGCGACAGCCGCTGGTTATGCTGGATGGTCGATGGGCTCTGCCAGTGTAGACGAGGGCCAAATGGGTGGTGCTTACGGACTGTTTGTTATTGAGAAAGCAAATGTTGGCCAAGGAAGTTCCTTCACCTTCACTACAGACGCTGGGTTTTCAATTTCTGATCTAGAAGACGACACTAACCCGGGTGTAAATCCTTGCGTCATTCAAGTTATTCGCAGAACAGACAACAATTTGAACACCAATGCGTCTGGTCACGCTGTCTCTGACGGTTTGAAAATTGAAATTGATTTTGATGATGACACACCCGATGTCGCAGCGGGTAGTGTTGCCCGTGCTTTAGACGGAACAGAGAGTGTTGCAAAATACACCTGTGGAGTTAATGGATATAGCACAGCGGCAGAGGTGATGGCAGTTATTAAAATTGCTCTAGACACTGCACTAGCTAATGGAGATATTGCTGATTTTACTGTTAAGGACCCGACTGACGGAACTCTTGTAATTACAAATCATGACACCGGCAATGTACTCTTCTTTTCCAATAAGGATAATGAAAGAGATCAATTTAAAGTAACGGCTGGTATTATCGACGACGGCGCCTCAGCATCCAACACCTCTACCCGGGGTGGGGTCGTAGCAGGTGCTACTTTTGCTGTCGCTGCCACCGGTACCGGTGCGCTTGCTGCTGTGTTTTATCAAAAAGAAGAAAAAGGAAGCTTGGTGCTTTATGGAACTCCCGCTGGTGGTTCTGTAGCTACTGGTAGTGCCGGCATTCTTATGAAAAGTAATGCCGCTGCTTGTGGGTTCACTTTAAGAGTTCTGAATACAGCCAATGCAAAGGTTGAGGACATTTCTTTCAACTTTGACCGCAACAGTGACGGTTATATCCGGAGCGTCTGCAACACAAATCCTCAACTAACTCATGCTACAATGGTAGCCGCAGACAACCAAAAGAATTACTGGCTTGGGGAGTCATTTGAAAGACACCTGAGTTCAAAACTGAGCAGTGATTCTTTGGCCGCTGGAGACGCTTATGCTGTTCTCTTGCCTCTCCAAGAGAAGAACGGGGCAGCAGCCGACAACTGGAGTTATATGAAAACTGGAATGAAAGAAGCTCATTCTGGTTGGGTTTTCGCTCAAGACCAAGGAACTGCTGCTGATTTTCAGCCTCAAGACAAGCAAAAGCTTTTCCGCTGCATTTCTCTTCATGAAGGCGAAGAAGTTCAGAAAGAAATTGTCATTGCAATTGCCGAGCTTAAGCTGCCAACCAACCCAGCAGTCGATAATTACTCTACGTTTACCTTGAGAATTCTTGGCATGACAGACGGTGCTTTGCTTGAAGAGTACAAGCTTTGCAACCTGAACCCTGCTTCTCCAAATTATCTTGGACGCAAAGTTGGTGATATGTACCAAACTTGGGACCGCACGAATAAACGTTATAGAATGTACGGTAACCATCCTAATGTTTCTAATTATATTCGAGTTGAAGTCGATGAGGACATTAATGAAGGCAGCATCCCGGATTCCACAATGCTTCCATTCGGTTTTTATGGACCGGTACGTCCGTCCGGTTGGCAGCACGTTTCTGGATCTGGTGACAATGTATATAAACTTGCCGGAGGAGAACTGACTAACGCTTTTGCTGTCGGTACTCCTGCCAACGTTGCTAACGGCTCTCGGTCCTCGGTGGCACGGCACGGCTCTGGTGCCGACGCTTCAGTAGCTACCGCAGACTTTATTTTCGATGAGTTGACTGCTGCTGCTTATAAATTCGAATATCCAAAGCTTCAGTTGCGTAACTCTGGTTCTGACGGGTACACTACTAATCCTTACAAGACATACTTTGGAGTACGCCCTGTTATCAGCGCAAATTCAACTACTCGTGACATGGATTACGTTGATTATGTTCGTCGCTGGAACAACACAAATTACACACTTACTTCTCCTGCTGCTGGTTACGAGCACTCTTTCTTTTTCTCTCTGGACGACGTTGTTATAGACACTAACTTAGATGTTGTGTTCTATCTTTCTGGTTCTCGAGCCGGAGGTGGTTCTTATACCGCGACTGTTGGTACTTCGAACCTTCTCACAAAAGGAGTCAAGCAATTTGTTATGCCTCTGTTTGGTGGTTTCGACGGGGTTGATATCTCCGAAAAAGAACCTTTCCGTAATGCTCTGTTGGCTGGTAGTGATACCACAAGTTATCAACTTAACTCTGTTAACAAAGCAATTGATTCCATTTCGGATCCTGAGATCGCTCCTTGCAATCTCTTGATGATTCCCGGCGTCAATAAGCCGGCTATCACCAATCGTTTGATGAATGTAGCTCAGAACAGAAAAGACGCCCTTGCAATTATTGACCTTGAAGGTGATTACACCCCAAGAACCGAATCCACAGAATCTGCTTCAAGTCGTCGTGGATTAGTTTCC